GTCTACCCACTTCATAACCCTCATACTTTCCTGTTCCGCCATAGGATCGAAGGTGCTTCGACAAAAATGCAGAAGCCTCTTCTCTCGCAACAATTTTGGTATCGCCTTCAGAATTTCTCAAAGCGTAATCAAAACTTGGGAACAAACATTCCATGGATACGAACCATCGGTTTCCTTCCTCAATCTCTTCTATAATATTAGCCATACGTACTTGAAGATCCATATCACTCCAAGACTTATAGAGCACGGCGTTTGTGATAATATTAAAATCCTCAGGAGAACCAGCTTGACTCCAGTCAACAGTTCCATCTAAAGATTTACCACCAAAATCAACCACATAGTTTCCTGTAATGTGGCCAATAATGTCTTTTTCATCGTGCATGTAATTAAATTGTTTGTCTTCGGGAGTTGAGCGCGCCGACCACATTTCTTTGGGGTCGAAAACATCATCGTTTTTATTCCAGCCGCTACTCACTAAAACAGAGCTAAGGTAATAAAGATCAAATTGCTTATCTTCTTCATTGTTAAGGTCTGCATGAGATAAGGCAATAGCCTTTTCTTCATCGGTTATTTCTAAGCTAATAGGTGAACAATATGCAATCGCGCAATTGTTTTCTATTAGATCTTGAATGCCGTCTTCTATTTCTTGTGCATATGCTTTCATGTGAATACTCCTTAAGAGGTAATACACAAAAAATACAGTTTGACTATTTTTTTAGCTAAAACTAGCAAAAGTAGAGGCGTATATATAACGCATTTCATCAACACTAGGTTTTCTGTTCTGTGATTGTGAAAAGTCGGCAATAGAGGTTTCTATCTCGCTCTTAAAGTCACCAGAAGGTTTTGTGCCGGAATCAATAATAGCCTTTATTACATCCGCATCAATATCCATATATGGCTTGATGCCGGTTAAGATACAGAGCTTGAGATATTCTAGCTGGTCAAACTCTGATTTGGTTAGACTTCGGGCGTTTTTCTTTTTGAAGTGCGCTAGGGCCATAGGCATAACTAACTCAGAAATGTCTTTCTGCGCTTCATAAGCCCATAGCGTGGTAGATACATCACCCTTGCTGCGAGGTAGAACTCGCTTTTCTTTTCTCTTCTGTTGGTCTCTAGAGTTGTTGGGTCTACCGCCCTTCGGGTCTGGAGATGCGGGATCTGTGTCTTCTACTACTGGTTTCGGATCGTCATCAACCTCTATTTTATTTATCTGGTCAATTTCAGATGTGGGAAGACCTAAATTCTCAAGATATATATCATTATCCAAAACGTCTTTGGTAAGTGCAATCTTGGCGATATCTTCTTTGTGTTGTGGGTTATGATATGGTCCCGCCTTCTTGGGCGCAAGCGCATCATTAACCCTAGCCCTCTCTTCTCTGCGCACTCTAATCTTTTCGATGGCTGGTAACTCTCTAAATCTTTCGAGAAGCGTTTCGTGAGATATAATATCTCTATCCGCCAACTGAACTAGTAATTGTTTTTGTGCTGCTTCGTCTGACAGTATAATTGAGTCGAAGTGAATCTCTGCGGGGAATCTAAAGCCCATAGCTTTCTGGACAAGCTTAATCTCGTGCTGCCAAAACCCTTTTAGTATCTCTCGACCATATTCGAGTCTTTCTACTAAGGTTTTCAGACTGACAAAGTTATTAGTATATCCACCACCTGTAGCCGCACCAGTTAAGGTTGGAGGAATTCCAAGACCTGCATATACGCTTGTCAATACTGGCTGGTATTTTTCTGAACCTAAAAATTTATATACCTGTGTACTGCTTTCTTTAAAGTCAATCTCAGGACCCCATACTAAATCCATGGTTCCGCCGCCGACATTACTAGCAAGGATATCTCTAAGTTTATTGATAGCCGCTTTGGTCGGTATAATCTTATGGTCTAAATCGCCAATTCTCCACAGTCTAACGTTAGATATAGCGCCATCAAGAGCTGCTAGGTCTGCGAGCTTCATTTTTTCCAGCATAATAATATCATCAAGGATCGCATAAATCATTGGGTTTGCCCAAAGGTTCCAGTCATCTTTTTTGTAATGGAACATTCTAACTTTGTCTTTATCTAGAGGAATTTCTCTTTCTCCCTGCGCAAACCTTTTCATCATCTCGGCAGGTAGGCTCGGTCGCTTTCCGCTACCAGACATCATCAAAGAATTCACGGTTGTCTTTGACACTTTTAGTACATATTCGAGATCTCCGGTAAACATCGATGCATCAACATTTTTAACATCGACAGCTAAAGGGTTGAGAAAATCATACTTCCAAGGAACCTCTCTCTTGGTAACGTCTATATTTTCAATCTTCATATCTGCGGCAGCAGTGCTTCTCTTGAGTTCAGATTCTTTTTTCTTGCTTATTCTAGCGGTATTTCTCTTTACCGTAACGTTTCCACATCTGTAGAGATAGTTTAAGAATCTCTCTGACCTATCTAAGCCACCAATTTGCTCAAACCATTTTCTATAGAATCTTTCAATTGTCTTGTTTGGGTGAACAAGAGTAATCCCCTGAGAGGCAAAATCCCCCATCAGATCGATAACATTTCTGATAATGCCAACCTTATCATATGCTTGCATGCACGCCTTTATGATGCGTTTTTGATGTGTTGGAACAGCTTCGCCGGGACGAAAAGAGGTATAGTCAGACTTGCCGAAAGAGGGGCGAACTGAGCGAGAAGACTCAACATCTAAGAACGTTCTATTGTCGTAAGCAAAGGACTTTTGTATGCCGTCATAAGCATGAACCGTATCGGCAGATGCCTCATAAGCCTTGCTGCGCTCTTGGTCATTTCCCCATGTTAAATAAAGGTCGTCTGCCATTTGTATTGTTCCTTAAACAATAGTATTGATAATTCTATTACATTTAGATATACACAGTATTAGTATATATCGCCCATATTTTCTGTAAACCACGAAGGGCCCTGATATAAGGGGCCATCGTCCTTGTCGTTATCATTCTTTTCCGCTGCCCTTTCTGCAAAACCCCCATAGTGGTCATAAGTCCGCACTGTTCTCTCTACAAACATTTGTCTGGCAGACATATTAGCCATAATTAAAGAAGAGTAACGGTCTTTTCTCAGTCTTCTTTTTCTACCCGCTGCTACCTTTACTTCAGGGGTATCCCATTTTTCTCTACCTAGTCCTGTCTGTGTCATTATAATCATAGACAGCTCATTCTTAAGTTCCTCTATCTCCATAACACAATCCTCTAGGGTATCATAAACTCTTCCGTGTATACCATCGTCTTCAGCAGAAAGACCGAGACTCACAGTGTCAAAGTCTGGAAACAAAACAAGCTTATCTTCAAAGTCTTTTCTAAGCCCGTGATTGGCCTCTGCAAGCCAGTCGTATTTTGCGAACTGACACATCTTCAATATATGTAATCCGGGTTCATCGTCTGTGTCTTTGGGCTTATCATAATCTATAACTGGCCATATCTTAACCTCGCCCTCTTTGACCTTATCCTTGTCGTGCAGAGCCTCCATAACAGCTATACCTCCGCCCTGAGCATCAAGAGCTATTTCTATACAAGGAAACACCCTCATAAGATTTCTGATCTTTCTAGCACAGTACGAATAAAAATCATCCTCCTCAACAAGGTGAGATTTAAGCTTCTCTCTATGTTGACTTCTATTTGTAGTCCAGCAATGAACAATGCGTCTGTGGTCTTTGTTTACTTCTAAGACAACAATACTGAAGTTGTCAACTTCCGATGCGGGGTCAACACCGAAAATATATTGTTTGTTTGGGTCTCCCTTTAGTTGGGATTCAAAATGCATATCCGCACCGTTTATTTTTATGCTATTATCTAAGGAGGCGATACATCCCTCAATTAAAGATCTTTTAAAGAAGCCCTGACTATCTGTAGTGAAACATGCCCCATATTCCATCTGGAAGATGCCGGAATGAATTGTCGCTCTCGCTCTTGCTACCTGACCCTCATCCATAAAACCTGCGGGAATAGTTGTTACGGGCATACGGATTACGGAGTAGTCCTTCCAAGCAAAATCCTCTGGAACATCATCTCCAAAAATATCTCTAAGCTTAGCTCTATCGCCCTGACTATTTATAATATCTTTATATCTCTTCCAGTATTCAGCGAAGTGGTTGAAATCATAATAAGCAGTACCCGATAAAATAATTTGATTTGACTTATCGTCAGCCAACCCTGTCTCCGCTTCTTTATATTCTACGCCAAGCTCATCTGCTTTTTTCTGTCTAGCCTTAGCCTTGACTTTCTCGATAGGAGAGGATGCCACAGCAGCAAAACCGGCAACAACGTTTTCAAAAATCTCTCGTGGAATAGACGCAAACTCGTCTGCAATAATGTCGTTCGCGCGTTGACCACGAATCTTACTTCCATCACCCAGAGGCAAACAGGTTATAGTACTATCTCCAATATGCATAACACATCGGTCAACGTCTCTTCTGGGGCCACTGCTAGAGCCGCACAGATCTCTTAAGACGGGCGCGTTCTTCCAAATAGTGTCCATATACTCAAACAAGACTTTAGACTGCCTAAAGGCCGCACCGACGACAATGATTTTCCGTCTAGGCATAAACAAAGCTCTTAGCAAAGGATACACAGAGAGTAGGAATGATTTACCCATACCACGACTACCGATAAGCATTGGGAATTTCTTGTTCCACACTTCTTGGAGTATGAGAGACTGAAAAGGGGATAGTTCAATATTAAGAACATATTTACAAACAAAAGAGAAGTACTCTGGTCTCATCATGAGCCATGCTGTTCTCTCCAGCATCTTGTCTGGGTCGTCATCATGAAAAAGAAAATCCATAGGGTTGAATAAATCTTCTTCCCTTAGGTCTACGCCTAACCAAGCATCCTCTATAGTCTTTATTATGTTTTTTTCGCTCATATTTTTTTCAATAAGGTTTCTATAGAGTTTTTCCCTCTAATTAAAACATCAGCGAACCCATATTCTACCGCCTGTTCCCCACTGAGTATCCAGTCTTCTTTTACATTCAGTCTACGCTTAAGTATAGATTTAATCTCTTCGGGTTTCTTGCCCTTAAAAGCTACGCCCTTCTTGCAGCACTTAGTATATATATCATACATTGCGTTTTTACTACGCTTAAGGGCCTCTGCGTTAGATATGAACTGTTTTGTCGTTCCGCTAAGCTCACAAGCCCCTTCGTGGATAACCCACTCACAGTTAGCGTGTGTCGCCCTGATGCCTTTTCCAAAGACGGCCTGCGGAATTATACTACCCATCGAAGATGCCGAACCATAGCAAATAAACAAAAACTTGCACTTGCTGGTTATGATTGCGTCATAGATGGCTAGTCCGGCACTCTGGTCTCCTCCCACGTTGTATTGATGTATAACAACAGGGTCAGAACTTAAAGATTCAAGCATTATTAGGTTCTTGATAAATGTTACTGCGTCTTTAGAAGACAGTCCATCATCATCTGCTGGAGAAAGGAATATTTCTCGCGTACTAGACAAAACCCCATAGTCGTGCCAATTTGACAGTGCTGAATAATTACTAGGTCTATTCATGAAACATCTCGTTTAATCTCTTAAAAATACTGCTAGCGACATAAAATCCGTTTGTCTTATCTCCACAAAACAAAATATGTACTCCATTCCATATCTGGTATTCCATAAGAGCCTTTAATAGATACTTCCCTGTGACTTTTCTCTCTGCTATTTTACTTTGCGTAAATTCAGGTCTTGCTTTCTTCATTTCCTCAGAAAAGATAGAGTTTGGGTAATTAACCAAATCGTCCAAAGTAAACTCACAGATAATGAACTTAAAGGGAAACTCCCTCATTCTTTTCATCTCTTCTCCAAAAGCCTTTTTCTTTTTACCTAAGTTGGTGGCTATTTCTTCTACGCTAAACTTTCGCTCCATACAGACCATTTCTTCAAAGCCCTTAAGCGTGTAGTCGCCCGTCTTAAGCGTTTCGACACGCATACCGTCACATCGGTCGGATTTATTAAAAATCCAGCCACGCTGCTCCCTAGTGTCCTTAATGACCGTATAGTTGGGTATCTTCTTCTTAACCATCTATTAACCCCAATAAATAATATTCGTAGTGTTCTTCTTTGCCTGTAACCTCTTTGTGGCAATTATAGCAAAGAGATATTCCGTTGCTTACTTCGTATCTCAATGAAGACGCGCTAGCCCACTTTCTAATATGGTGTACGTACAGCTTTTTACGTCTGCCCTTAACACCTTTAGACTTGCACATCTTACAAGTAAACTTATCTCTCTTCAGAACGTCAGTCCTGAACTTCTTGTAGCTTGGGTCTGAGTAGTTCCTCATCTAAATCTCCATCGATCATGCCATGTACTAATTGTTCAAACGAAATTTCAGGTTCCCACTCAAGTTGGATTTTTGCTTTCTCTGGAATACCTAACAGATAGTCAACCTCTGACGGTCTAAAAAACTCTGGGTCAATGAATACGAAATCTTCCCAGCCGCTTATTCCAACTCTCGCAAAAGCAATATCTAAGAAATCTCTAACGCTATGAGTCTTCCCTGTCGCCACAACATAGTCTTCGGGAATATCTTCCTGTAACATAAGCCACATAGCCCGCACATAATCTTTCGCGTGACCCCAATCTCTCTGTGCATCTAAATTTCCAAGTCTGAGCTTAGGAAAGCGAGGTGTTGCTATCATATCTATGAACTGTCGTTCTCTCGGCATGCTAATACCCTCTTCCCCAATATTAAATCTACAGCCATAAGGTATTTCGGTGGAATTTTTTTTCTCCCAAGCTAAGAATCTAGCTATCCATTTAGTAATCTTTCTAGTTACGAAGTTTTCTCCTCGTCGCTCGCTCTCGTGATTAAATAATATACCACAACACCCAAATATCTCATAGCTATCTCTATAGTTTCTTACGAGGTGATGCGCGGCCAGTTTAGCGATAGCGTAGGGTGACTGAGGAATAAAAGGTGTGTCTTCATCTTGATATTTTATTGTAGAGCTAGCCCCAAGAAGAACGTCGCCTACACTTGGATCAGTTTCGGCTACCGAATAGTTTTTACCAAACATTTCACTCGAAGACGCTTGATAAAACTTAATTTGTTCCCTTCTAGAACACGCTCTGATCGCTTCTAAGATGTTTAAACATCCAGCGGCAGTTACGTCCCAAGTTAGTGTCGGCTGCTTAAATGAGGTGCCTACGTGCGACTGTGCGGCAAGATTATATACTTCATCCGGCTCATGCTTATTAATAATGTCTGCAACGCAAAATCCGTCGGTAATATCTCCCTCAACGAGTAAGAAGTTGCGATGTTCCATTTGCTCACCGATTCTCTCCGTCGTATCTACACTACTACGTCTAGCGACTCCTACTACCTTATATTTTTTAGAAAGTAGCAAGTCGGCTAAATAACTACCGTCTTGGCCTGTCACCCCAAAAATGATTGCGGTCTTCATATTATTTTCCTCCTTTAGTGGTTTCTGCGGACAGAAATGGTTGATCTATCTGTCCATCCTCATATTGAATATACTGTGATAAACGCTCTTTCTCAGCTTCGGTTGCCAGTCTCATTTTTTCCATTTCCATTCCTATTTTGCTACGAAAAGTAGGATCTGATGATATCTGTTTCACCAGCGATGCAAACGTTAGCTTAGAGTCTTCGATTTGTTTAATACGCTGCTCTCTCGTTCCCTTAAGGTCTTTGAGCATTATTGCTTTACGTGTCTGGAGATCTTTATAATCCTTAGATAGCGTCTCATGCGCCGCCCTAGCCATAGATACTTGGCGCTCTAGTGACGAGATGTAGTCACTG